ATTACCATCGTGTCCGAGATTTTCTTCTTTTTTAATATAGCCGCCAATATCACCCTTGATAACAGTTCCAAAACTAATTTCGGCACGTATCTGGTAAAGCGTAATTCCGCACCATAATTCAGTTAATCCCGTAAAACTATATTTTTTCATCATTTTATCCCCCTCAACTCTTTTAGAGTGTCCATAACATCAGTAATTTTTGAATCTTTAGCAGTAAGCATAGCCAAATGCTTTTCTATTAGGCCTAATCCTAGTCGGTCATATCGTCTTGATAGCACTTTTAAGCACCTGTTTTGTCTTTGTCTTGCTCGAAGATACTCATATTTTGCCGATATTTCACTATTAAGTCTTTTTAATTCCCTAATTTCATTTAATAATTCAAGTATTCTGACTTCTTGGTCAACCATAACATCAAAAGCATAACTCATTTTATTCCACCTCCATTAATTCTTCAATCCATTGCCCATATTTATCAACTTCAATAATTTCCCAGTCGCTTGGGTCATTCTTGCATTTATGCCCTACCATATCGCATTCTTCCAAAACAATATCACCACATTGCATACAACGATAGCCTTCATAAATGTCTATGCTCTTTGTGTACTGTGACCACTCTGGAAGTTGTCTATCAAGTACAGTTGGCAACCCCCATTCTTCTGTTCGTATAAATTTCATTTTGCTCCCTCCAATACCATATAAACATCAATGTCTTGCCTACCAAATTGTAGTGCAAGGGCGTGGGTATCCATATAAATATCCACTCTGTTTTTCCCTATTGACCCACCTCTGTCCTCGACAACATATTCTTTGTCATCGATTAAAAGTATTGTGCCAAAAGGCAACAAGTCATCTGTTGCCACAGTTCTACTAGATGTTGCCACAGTTCCACTTGCCGTGATGCCGTAGCCATTATCAGTTATGTCTTTGCCCGTACAAGCCTTATCTGAATCATAAGCCGTTATAGTATAGTTACCTAAACAAACTAGTCTGTGAGCCTCAAATAGGTTAAAATTAGGTGATTCATAGTGTCTTTGCTCATCTACATATCTGTAAAGGTTAGCTAGTAGTAAAAAACCTACTAGCCACACGATACAGAACAATAATAAATCTCTTTTTCTAGGCATTGTATCCCTCCCATGCTATTGTGTAGTGAACTTCGCATAATCTATTGGATTGTGTCCATCTACCCGAATAGTCTATGATTACACCTTTTTCTTTTAACTCAATGAAAAATTTAAGTATGTGAATTTCTTGATAACCGTCTTTGCTTAAAGTATCTATACCTTCTTGGCGAAGAGTTCCCATTAGCCTTCCATCTCTTATGCTATAGTTTACAATATTATCTATCATTTCAATTTTCATTTCAATTCTCCTTATAATATGTCGAGCAAGTCCTCGACCTCTGAATTAACATATTCCTTATCAATTACCGACCAACTAATTAAAAAACCACGATATAAAGGTAAATCTTTTAACTTGTAAATAGTCATTGAGTTTTGAGTATTTTTGCTCATATATTGCCATACATACTTGATAAATTCCGACCTTATTGTATTCTTGCAATTATAACAGATTTCATTATCCTTAAATTTGCCACCGCCACAGATGGGACAGATTTTAGCCCCATCATCAATATTCCTTTGCTCATCCCAATTGCCATCAATTAACATTGGGTTTTCTTTTTCTGTTTGTGTAAATCTCATAGTAAATTTCTCCTTTACCAAATACTAATTTCAACCAATCCTCCCTACATTATCCCAAATGCTGACAACGGGAATATTTCGTTGAATACTTCTACTGTTCCCGAATCACTCATATTATCATCAAATAAAATATACTCTTTTTCTCCATCTAATAAGTTAATAAATGTTAATATCATATCACTTGAATATTTTACAAATTCACTAGACTCTAATTTAATTCTATTGCATACCATAATAATCCTCCATCTTTAATACTCCTTTTTTCACTTCATATTTTACTATAACTTGCGACCGCTTAATGCGGTTTCGATTTTACAATCTCATCAGGCAAGTTTATTTTATAAAGATTAATTTATTATGATTTATTAAAATATACTTTTTATTATTGTATGTTATGTTACAATTTGCAAATGTAGTATAGTCGTTGACCGCTCCGTTATTAATCCTTTTTTGTAATAAGATATTTGCTATTTTTATAATATCCTTAATATTAGTATTCGGTAAACTTTTTGTAATCCTTCCGTTGGTCTTTGTATTCCAGATGCTGATATTGTAAATTGTTAATTGGTTATTCATTTTTCTAGCCTTCCTCTCTTTGAGCAGTTTTGCCGCTGCTCCTCGGCTTATGGAACTTTTTCCTTACGATAATTCAAACTTCATACACTCAATAATTTTATTTTTTAATCCACTAAATGTATTGCTATAAACTGAGTAACCGTTTTTATCTGTATACTCGCAGAATATACCATATACAATATTATTGCCACTGTCTGCACATTTTACATTACAATAAAAGCAGTTTTTACAATCAACTTTGCATTTACTAACTTTATTTAATATTTTAACTTCTTTTAACATCTCAATCCTCCTTTAATACGGGGCAAGCTTTCACCTAGTTTCGACTTTTTTTATTTAAACCTTTTTAAAGCTAACATATCCGTCGTAAAATTCTTGATTGGTGCATGGAGATAATTTTAAATGTAAATGTTCCCGAACCTCATCATCTAACATTGAAACAAAATACTCATAATTAAGAGCTTCTCCGTCTTCGTCAATAATGTATTCAACATCCGTTTTCATTTTTGCATTTGTCATTTTAATACTCCTTTTATTTGACGCAATCTGTCATCATCAGAGCTAACCGGATTACTGATTAACTGACTAGGCTTTCACCTAGTTTCGACTTTTTTTATAGAATTTGTCTAATATCTTCTTAATTCTTTTACAGTTCCGCTTGTGTGCATATCTCTTTCAATTCCAAGTCCAAAAGCACCTTTAATTGATTCTAGCTCAGAGAGCATTACATAACCCCATTCCCATTCATGGATATGACATAAACCAAACATTTCATAGTCACCATCTTCTAGCTTATTTCCCTCTGTAATTAACCAAGTACCTGTACCATATGGATTAAAGTATTTGACTACTACTTCAACTTCTTCACCCTTTCCATCTTTACTGTATAATGGAGCTTTTAAAAACTTTGCTTCTAATTCTTTAGTCATTAATTTCATGGCTTCTACCTCCTAATATATATTTTCTATAATTTTTCCGTGTTCTCTTCGAGGTTTTTTGCCCTCTGTAATCATCTTAACAGATTGATTTATATTGTCAATTACAATTATGTTACAATTATATTACAATTATATTACAAAGATTTATAGTCTAATTTAGTTTCAAATTTTGCTTTTGCCTATATAATATATCTAATGGTTAAGGTTATTAATCCTGTGTAAAAATCCCAACGATAAGCTCACAGTTTGCTTTGACCATTTTATTATTGATATAAAGGAAGTATATATATGTTAAAAGCTAAAAATGACCCTTACCCAAATGGAGTAGGCAGACCTAAAATTTTTAAAACACCTGAAATACTCTATAATATGTTTACTTTTTATTTAGAGTATTGCTTAAATAATGAATTACTCCCAAACATTTCGGGTTTTATGGTTTATCTTTACGACTTTCATAAAATTGAAATTGATAGACAATCTTTTTATAGGTACCAAGATTACAAAGAATTTAGTGACATTATCAAAAGGATCAACGAATCTCTAGAAAACACAACGCTCAACAACAAGACACAAAAGGACTTAATAAAGTTAGCATACCTAAACAATCGGTGCGGTTACACCAATAAACAAGACATTAACCAGACTGTTAATCTGCAGCTTGATGACTCATCAATACAGAGCAGGTTGGCAGCCGCAGGTTACACTTTAATAGCAAATAACACAGATAACGAGGATTAATGTGTCTGCCCACCTGCGTATTAATGTGTCTGCCCTTTCGTATTTAATGTTTATGCCCTACCATTAAAAATTGAGCTAACCACCTGTGTATTTAATGTAGGGGGGGCTACAAAGTGGGCGGCTTGTTTTTCTTGACGTATACATATATAAACATACGGGTAAATTGCGTTCTAAACATAGGGGGGTAGGTACAAAAGGGGTGGCACTAAAGTGATTCAAAACTGTGATTTGATTATATAATGATATAGATATAAATTACAAATTAACCTAAAGAATACACTTAAATAATCAGCGTTATATTATGTATATAGACATTGATTATTTGGAAGTCTTATAGATGTTGGTATTTCAATTATCATAGCGATTTAGCTTGTGTGATAAAAACACACAGAATGGTGATATCTGTGTGATAAAAACACACAACTATTATAATTAAGTAAGGGATAGGGCAGTACACCTGAAAAGTTACGAGTCTAGTAACCTTCCCTTTATTTTCTTTAGACAGCACAAAGGACAGGTGTGATATGATTAATAATGGCAAGGTACAATCTATAACTGAATATACTAATATGGAAACTGGTGAGATTACTAGGAGTAAACCTGTATTAAGAGATATGCAGTTCTCTCACGCAAAAGGATACTTATATAGATTTAGAGATAATTATATAAAGAAGTTTGAAGATACACCACTTCCGAAACAATTAACTTGGGCAGAAAAAGGTAAACTTGCAGAACTTCAATTATATATTGTTGGAGATAGTCAATTATTAGGACAACGAAAGAATGGTAAACTTATACCTTTAACCATACCTGATATATCAAAGATATTAGAGTGTAAGGATTGGAATACATATAAGACTATTGCACAAGCTAAAAAGTATAAAATAATTAAAGATGTTAGCATTGATAATATAATATGGCTATCGTATAGTCCTATATATGGATTAAAGGGTAAAAGGCTTACTATTGATACATTCATAGCTTGGCAAGATGAACTTAAAGAAGTATTACCAAGTTGGGTTAGGGAACAGTTTATTAAACAAGTAACAATTTTACCAATGGTGAACTCTAATGTCTGATAATTTAGAACTCCAAGCGATACTTCGAAAGATAGAGCGAGATGATGTTAGGAAACACTACTGGAGATATGTTGAAATTACTCATATACAAGGTGAGAACAAGCATTGGATACCTAGCAAGTACCATAAATATATGTGCAATAAGGTACAAGAATTTATAGAAAGACCATCTACTAAACCATACGAAATACTTATAATTGAATGTCCTGTGCAAACAGGGAAGAGTATGACAATAACGCAAACACTTCCTAGTTGGTATTTAGGTATGTACCCAGATAATAGAGTACTTGAAATCTCATACAATAGCGACTTTGCAGAGGAGTTTTCAAAGAAGAATCGTGAAAAAGTACTTAACTATGGTGATTGGCTATTTGATATTAGACTTTCTAGTAAGAATAAAAAACAAAGTGAAATCAGACTAGATGGACATCGTGGCGAAATGAACGCTTTTGGTATCTTGTCTGGGATTACTGGAAGAACTGGGGAATTAATTCTTATAGATGACCCATTCAAAACTCGTGAAGAGGCTTATTCTGAAAACCACAGAGAAAAAGTATGGGGAGAATGGCAAACATCTGTTAAAACTAGAACGCATCCCGGTTCTAAAATCATACTTGTAATGTCAAGATGGCACGAAGATGACCTCGCTGGTCGAATAATGAAATATGAAAGCGACTGGGAAGAAGTTAGAATACCTTGCGAAGCAGATAGTGAAGATGACGTGCTTGGTAGAGAAATTGGAGATGCTATATGTCCTGAGATTGGTAAAGACAATGCTTGGAAAGATAAATTCAAAGCAGACTATGTAAGAAGTGAAGGACTATCTACTTGGAATGCAATGTTTCAAGGTAAGCCAAGTTCTGAAAAGGGTAATATAGTCAATCGTGCGTGGTGGCAATACTACGAAGATTTACCACAAGTGGAACTTATGATAATGAGTGCAGATTGCACTTTCAAGGATACTAAACGAAGTGACTTTGTAGCGATACAATGTTGGGGCAAGAGTGGTAGTAATCTATATCTTATTGATTCTATTAATAAACGAATGGGATTAGTTGATACAATTAGTGCAATTCGTGGAATGAAGAACAAATATCCCAAAGTGTCTATGATACTTATTGAAGATAAAGCAAATGGTAGTGCAGTAATCGAAACCTTACGAAAGGAAATAATGGGAGTTGTTCCTATCGAACCTAAAGGTGGTAAGGAAGCAAGGGTACACGCAATATCACCTATAATTGAAAGTGGTAATTGCTATCTACCAAAGTATGCAACTTTTACAGAAGAATTTGTTGAACAGTTTAGTGCATTTCCTTTAGGGGCTCACGATGATATTGTCGACTGCTCAAGTCAAGTGCTTTTCAGGTTTAAGGAATTTAAGTTCCACGCAAAACCTATTGTAAAGAAAGATGACTTTTTCAAATCAGCAACTAAAGTAACTAATCCGTTTAAGTTTGGAGTGAGTAAGTCATTCTTAAAATTTTAGGAGGTAATATGGAAACATTTATTGGAATTATAGTTGGTATTCTATTTGGCACTACAAGCGTATTTTTTTATGTTTTGGGGCTAGGACATGGCAGGAAGGTAAAAGATGGCTCACATGTACGATTAGAGCCATTAAAAGCGATTATAGATATACCTAATAAGATAAAAGAAATCAAAGAAGATAAGATTGCTATTGAAAAATCTAAAGAAAATGCTGAATTATTACGAAAGATGTTAAATTATAATGGGGTGGGTAAATGAAGAATCAACCAGAAATAACAAAAGCATACGAAAGATACCAAGCAGGTTATGACTATAATGTTAGGCTTGGCTATTACAAGACAGTTTCTGAAAATCAAGATATGCTTATTGGTGAACAATGGGGAGATTTAGGAAAGAACTCCGAGCAACCTATTGTAACATTTAATATGGAACGAATGATTGAAAGATACAAAGTCGGTGCAATAGCAAGTCAACAATTAACTGCAACATATATGGCAGAGAATGTTTCAGAAGTTACTGATGATGAAACTGAAAAAAGAATAAACGAAGTTATCAAACTTATGAGTGGCAACGCAGAAATCTTATGGGAAAAGAATAAGATGGATAGCAAGATCCGTAAGTGGGTTTCTGATGCTTGGGTATCTGGTGATATGTGTGCGTTCTCTTATTGGGATAGTGCGATTAAAACTGGTCAAGATTATGTAGGTGATATTTGCACTAAAAGGGCAAGTGGTGGCAATGTATTCTTTGGCAACCCTAATGAACGAGATAAAGAAATACAACCTTATATTGTTATACTTGCAAGAGATACAGTCTATTCACTAAAGAAACTTGCTAAACAACTAGGACTTAAACAGTCTGAAATTGATAAAATTGGTGGAGATTTAGATACTGACACTCAAATAGGTAAATACAAGAATCTTGAACTTGAGGGCAACAACGAATTTGCTAAATGTAATTCATACTATATGTTTGAGAAAGATGAAAATGGAGAAGTCCATTGGTCACTTTCAACTAATAGTGTAGTTATCAGACCTGATGTTAATATGAAAATCACTAAATACCCTATTGCTTGGGGAGTTTGGGAAGATGTTGAATATTCCTATCACGGTAGAGCAGAATCAACTGGAATACATCCTGCACAAAGATTTGTAAACAAGATGTATGCACTTTGTATGATGTGGATGATTAATAATTCACTTGGCAAGATTGCGTTCGATGAAACTATGATAAGTGATTGGTCGAATGATATTGGTTCGGCTATACCAGTTAATGGTAATCCTAATAATGTAATACAACAACTTCGTAGTGGTGACTTTAACAATGCAATACTTCAAGTTATAGATACTGCAATAAACTACACTAGAGATTTCTGTGGTGTAACTGACGCAGCACTAGGACAGGGTAGAGCAGACAATACTTCTGCTATCGTTGCATTAGGTAAACAAGCATCACTATCACTTGAAAATCAACAAAGTAATGTTAAGCAATTCATTGAAGATATTTACTTGATATGGGCAGAACTAATGCTTTCTAAATATGCAGATGGTAGAAGATTACCTATGCGTGAAGATGGAAAGATTGTTTACAAGCAATTTGATGCCTCGTTAAAAGACAAAATTATAACTTCTGTTAAAATCGAAGTTGGTGCATCTTCTATATGGAGTGAAATCGCTGCAATACAAACACTTGATAATATGCTACTAAACCAAGTTATTGATGACATTCAGTACCTTGAAAGAATACCAAGTGGAGTAATTACAGGAATAACTAAACTTATAGATGAAAAGAAAGCAGGAAGAGTGCAACAAACTAAAGCACAAACTCCGATGACAGACAATAGTGATTTTGAAGAAATGGCTTCATTTATGGAAACATTACCAAAGCAAACGCAAATTGCATTAAAGTCTATGCCTCCAGAACAAATGCAGGCAGAGGTTATAAACCTTATGAATATGCAAGGACAAGGTGGTGAACAAAATGGGATGCAAGGGAACGGGAACCAAGAAGAAGTAGATTTAGATGCTATAATGGCAGAACTA